AAGACCTTCTTCTCCCTTGCGGTAGTAAAGAATTTTCTTGAGAAGCATCCTGACGGTGGTGTCATGTATTTTGACACCGAGTCTGCTATCAAGAAGGGTATGCTGGTTGAGCGTGGCATTGATCTGGAAAGATTTGGTCACGTACAGGTTGTCACCATTGAACAGTTCCGTAACCGGGCACTGAAGATTGTTGACAAATATCTCAGTCTAGATGAGAAGGATCGCAAACCCATGATGTTTGTACTAGACTCTCTGGGAATGCTCTCCACTGAAAAGGAGATCAGGGATGTCCTTGATGACAAACAGACCCGTGACATGACAAAGAGTCAACTCGTCAAGGGTGCATTCAGAATGCTTACACTCAAACTCGGTCAAGCAAATGTTCCACTCATTGTCACCAACCATACATACGATGTCATCGGAGCTTACGTACCAACTAAAGAGATGGGAGGAGGTTCTGGACTCAAGTATGCAGCGAGTACAATCATCTATCTCAGCAAAGCAAAAGAAAAGGATGGAACGGAAATCATTGGAAACATTATCAAGGCTAAGGCAGTCAAGTCGCGTTTGAGTCGTGAGAACCGTACTGTTTCGATTCGTTTGTATTACGATGAGCGTGGTCTTGATCGATATTATGGTCTTCTGGAGCTCGGTGAAAGCACTGGGGTAATCAAGAAGGTCGGCAATCGATATGAGATTGACGGTAAGAAGGTGTATGCCAAAGAAGTGTACAGCAACCCTGAGAAGTATTTCACCCCAGAGTTGATGGAACAACTTGACGAGGCAGCGGGCAAAGAGTTTAGTTATGGTAAATGACAGAAAGAGTACCACTATCAATTCTCAACAATCTGGTACACGATGAAGAGTATGCTCGTCAAGTTGTTCCATTTATCGAACCAGATTACTTTGAGGAGAAGACTGATCGTGTAGTATATCAGCAGGTTGCTGAGTATCTAACGAAGTACGATACGATTCCAACCAAAGAAGCACTTCAAATTGAGGTAGGATCTCGAACAGATCTTACCCAAGATGAGTTTCAGTTGATAGAGAAGTTGGTTTCTTCGCTAGACTTACAGGAGAAACCAAACTCGTCGTGGTTGCTTGACACCACTGAGAAGTGGTGTAAGGACAGAGCAATCTATCTTGCTCTGATCAAGAGTATTCAAGTTGCTGATGGTAATGATGACAAACTCTCTCCCGATGCGATCCCAGGCATCCTTTCCGATGCTCTTGCGGTCGGGTTTGATCAGCATGTGGGACATGACTACCTCGATGATTCCGAGGATCGCTTTGCATATTATCACCGAGTCGAAAATAAAATCCCCTTTGATCTTGAATACTTCAATAAGATTACTTCGGGCGGACTCAGTGATAAAACGCTCAACATCGCTCTTGCTGGCACAGGCGTCGGTAAGTCTTTGTTTATGTGCCATGTCGCTGCCAGTGTTCTCCTCCAAGGAAAGAATGTTCTATACATCACAATGGAGATGGCTGAAGAGAAGATTGCAGAAAGAATTGATGCTAACCTTCTCGATGTCAACATCCAAGACATACAAGAAATACCTGAACAAGTCTTCACAAAAAAGATTGCAAAGATCGCAGAAAAGACTACAGGACACTTGATTGTCAAAGAGTATCCTACTGCCTCTGCACACTCTGGGCACTTCCGTGCTCTGATGCAGGAACTCAAGATGAAGAAGAACTTCAAACCAGATATTATCTTTATTGATTATCTAAACATCTGTGCATCATCACGATATAGAGGTGCTACTAACATCAATAGTTACACCTATGTCAAGGCGATTGCAGAAGAATTGCGTGGTCTAGCGGTGGAGATAGGTGTTCCTATTGTCTCTGCCACTCAGACCACACGATCTGGTTATGGTAGTTCTGACCCTAACCTGACAGATACCTCCGAGTCTTTTGGTCTCCCTGCTACCGCTGACCTTATGTTCGCATTGGTTAGCACAGAGGAAATGGAGCAACTCAATCAAATCATGGTCAAGCAGTTGAAGAACCGCTACAACGATTTGAGTATGAACAAGCGATTCGTAGTAGGCATTGATCGTGCCAAGATGAGACTGTATGACTGCGAGCAAACAGCACAGGACGACCTGGTTGACGACATCGTAGAAGTACAGTACAATACAAAAGAAGACAACACCAAATCCAAATCTAAATTCGACGATTTCAAATGGGAGTAAATTTCACAAACTATCAACGCTTCGTCAACGGAGTGACAAGCAAAGAATCTCAGGATGCTGATGCCTTCATCTACCGTCTGCAAGAACTTGGTGGAGAGATTGCAGTGCAACGTCTTCTTACCGCTTCTGTTGGTATGTCTGCTGAAGCAGGTGAGTTCACAGAGATCGTAAAGAAGATGATCTTCCAAGGGAAACCTGCTAGCGAAGAGAACCTGTTCCATCTGAAGCGAGAATTGGGTGACATCATGTGGTATGTGGCACAAGCATGTATGGCACTGGAGGTGGACATGAATGAAGTGCTAGATATGAATGTCAAGAAACTCGAAGCACGTTTCCCTGAGGGTACGTTCAGCGAGTTCTATTCGGAGAATCGTCAAGAAGGTGACATCTGATTACTGCATCACCTGTATCAAAATTGGTGACAAATTTGATGCACAGTACGTAAACAAACTCTATAATATGGTGCGTCTCCAAACAGATGCACCCTTTTATTGTTTCACAGACGACGCATCAGACATCAACTCAGAGGTAAACGTCATCCCTATTGACGTAACTGAATACCTAACGTGGGAAAACTGGTGGGCAGCATGGTGGAAGATCCAAATGTTTGTTCATCCTGATATTTCTACTTACGAAAGGAAGATCTTTTTTGATCTAGATGTTATTATACATGGCGATATTGCTGAAGTTCTTGATCATGATGCAGAGTTCGCATTAGTCTACTCTACTTGGAAGGGCGTTCCATTCAAAATGCGTAACCCACGCAAATCACTATATAATTCATCAGTAATTGTTTGGAAAGACGCAAGGCGAGTTTACGATTATTTCATGCAGTCTCCTCAAGAATTTGTGGCAAAGTATGCAGGAACAGATGACTTTTATCATAACGAAAAAGTAAAAAGAACTCAACTTCCTCATTGCATCTATTCATATAGAGACGGTGAGTCTCCTAATCAATTGAACAGTCTCACACTAAGAGCAAATAAATCAATTGCTCTGCTCCACCAGCGTCCTAAAAATCATGAACTTGACAAACAAGTTCATCCGATAGTAAAATACTGGGTATAGAAACGAGGAGTGATGCCGCCTCAGCAAAGATCGTCAAGTAATAACTGTAATTTTTTTGTAGCAACAAATGTCCTTTGCATCCCCTAAATGGTTCGAGCGTTTTCCTCGGACAATTGCTAAAGCAGTCACCTGGCGTTCCTGGATGATGGTCACCAACTCTGTGATTGGTTGGATCGTGTCTGGTAACCCCTGGAAGGGTCTTACCATTGGCCTGATGGCATTGGTAATCAACTCCACACTCTATCTCCTCCATGAGCGTCTGTGGAATCGTAGCGACTGGAACCGTCGTACGACTGCTGATGGTGATCGGGTGTATATCTGATCACCTCTATATAAATACATCTGTAATACCGTATTATATCCGATGAAAACAATTCGCTGGGTTCTTGCCCATGAACCAATTGAATTGTTCCTCAGAGCAGCAAAGCGTTTCAAGGCTTCCATGGAAGCGTGTGCTCCTGGAGAACTCAACGTTGAAATTCTGACTCTTTCTGAGTACTCAGATAAGTACAAGGGCGGTGCTACCATCACCAAACACGACCTCCTTCAACTTATGGAGGATGGTGAGGTAGAGATGTCGCAGATGTATACGTCTACACTTGGTAGGAAACATCATCGGGACATGTGGGCACTTGATATGCCTTTCTTGTTCCGTGATCACGACCACGCAAAAAATGTCCTCGAAGGTGAGGTTGGGCAATCCCTCCTCGATGGACTAAACAAGGATTCCAATGTTCAGGGTCTTGCATTCACCTATTCTGGTGGTTTCCGCATGATTCCTGCTAACACGGAACTGCACACAATTGAAGATTTTGAAGGCGTCCGCCTTCGTTGTAACAAATCACCCATTGCTCAAGAAACTTTGAAAGCAGTTGGTGCAATCCCCGTCCCCATTGAACTTGAGCAGATCAATGAGGGTGTCCAAGATGGTGAGATTGTTGGTGGTGAGTCTACCTATCCTCGTTTCTTCGGTCTGAAGCAAAACGAGTGCATGGATACCATCAATGACGCAGAGCATAGTCTCTTCCTTACTTCTATCATCGTTGCAAGCGACTTCTGGACAACTCTTGACGAAGAGTTGAAAGGAAAAATCGAAGCAGCGTCCTTCGACGCAGCACGTGCTGAGCGTGTTTGGTCTGTCGAAGACATCGATGTTGTGAAATCTCAGTGTAAAGAAGAAGACATCACTGTTGTCACCATGTCTGACGCAGAGCGTGGTCGTTTCAAGGATGCAACTGCATACCTGTACGATCAGTTCTCAGATATGTTCTCTGATGGTTTGCTTGATAGTATCAAGAACACCAAGTGATCTTATTGCTCACATCCTAATAAATAACCGGGGCATGATCCCCGGTTTTTTTGTACCTATTGATATACTATGGATAGAGTTCGTTCTGATTGGCACTGGGGAGCTGAATATTTACCTAAAACATTTTATGGCAACTCTAGACTAATAGATGCCAATTTTTACGAGGATGAATTATACATTGATCGATATTATCAAACCAGATTTGTATGTAGAGCCGGAAAACTAAAGACTAGGCGTAAATATAAAATCTTATCACCAATGCCTGATAACTTCTTCACGGAGATGACTGTGGAAGAGGTGTGTGCAGACGCTGTTGAGATTATGATAGAGAAAGCACGTGGCCGAACAATAAACCTACTGTGGTCCGGTGGAATTGACAGCACAGTAGCGTTATATGCTTTCATCAGGGCAGAGGTTCCTTTTCAAGTTCACTTTGATTCTGGATCTATAATTGAGTGTGAGACTGGTTACAAAGATATTATGAAGCATAGTCTTGCAACACCCATTCAACATGATCATACAGATAAAGCTCCTGTTTCTCCTCTAACTTCTCACCTTTGTTCTGGACCAAACAATACTCCAGACAAATGCATTACTCCATATGTCAATGACCCAAATAACTTTTTCGTTACTGGTGAAGTAGGTGATCAAATATATGGTACGGGTAGAGTTTTTATGTACAATCAAGAGCAACGTGATAGTTGCTTTAGATTGAATACTCCCGAAAGAAATATCAAGATACTTGACAAGTGCGTCTCGGTGGTACTGAATACAAAGAATCCAAATCTAAAGCAATGGCATTGGGCATGGAGTTTTATGGCAAAGTATCAGTACGTTACCCTAAGATGTGCTAAGCAATATAATTTGCATCCAGTAAAACCTCAGGAAAACGTTTGGGCATTCTTTGATACTCCTAACTGGCAACGTTGGTCTATTACTCACCAAACTGCCAATAGTGCATGGAAAGATTTGCGAGAATACAAGTGGGCATCAAAAGAATACATCTATCAGAGCAATGGAGATGCATTCTATAGAGACAATAAACTAAAAACTCCTTCTGCAAATAGAGTACGTACAAAGGAGGGAGTAAATTTTCAAAAGACAGTCAGTGGTTTAGAACTCAACGATGATTACATTGCAGTTATCAAAAAAACTTTTGGTTCTAATACTCCAGAAGTTGAACGTATAGATGGGAATGGATATATAACAGATGAGGACACTAAAACGATGGTATAATGACTAAAGGAGATAACACCAGGTTAGCGGACGTAAATGAGATCTGGTGTGCTTATTTGTTGAATGGAGAAAATTTTCCTGATCGTGTAACTGAACAAACTTTCAATAGAAAGAAGGTAGCATTGTCTGATGATGAGTATAAAGATCAGATAGGTCGTGCTGAAGCAATGGTAAAGGAATTTATCAAGATGGCAGAAAGAAAAGGATATGGTACAAAGATAGCAAGTGTTTATTGGACTGCTAAACCTGGATTTGATTTCTTACCTGTAGTAGGTGTCAAGGTAAATCAAGTAAAGTTTCCAGCAGACATACTCATTCAGTATGAGTTGGGAGGATTCTTAGGGTTGTCTGCTAAGTCAACCATCTCAGGTGATGTTAGTTTCAAAAACCCTGGTGTAGGCACAGTCGATAATGATTTGGGGTTGAATCTTGCTGCTTATGTCCAAGCAGCACAAGATGAAGCACTAGAAGACTACCCTGAGTTTGCTGCAATGTCTCAAAAACTTAGAGCACATCAAATGAGAAAGTGGAAAGAGGCAAGGAATCCTGCATTCAAAATTCTAAATGAAAAGGGGGGATTAGTTGAGTCATATTGTAGAGATCAACTATTTACTAAACTCAATAATATTACTAGTCAACAGGAACGTAGACGGTATTTGATTAGCAGTTGGATGGATGCAACAAATGCATACCCACCATACCTCAAAATAACAGGGTCTGGGCGGAAAGGACGCTATAATGCTATTGGAATGGACCCACTTGCCAACAGCAAAATGGATGCTCTCAATACGAAACTCATCACGTTTGTCAAGGCAGGTAAAAATAGTATCAAGGTAAGTGCTGGACCTACTAAACTATTCAACATGCGGTACAAGTTCTCATCTTACAAATTTTCAGGTAGTATGAAACTTTCAGGAGACTCATGATCGATTTTTTGGATAGTGCTATTGACGTTTACGCAGAGAACTATGGTAAACGTAGGATGACAAACAGGAAACGTATTGAAGACTTTCAAAAGTTTCTATACTGCATCTTACAGACACAAGATAAATACAAACAGTATCAGACGCCACTGATGGCGTTTGTTCAAAATAATAACTCCGAGATCTTACGAAAAATCAGTGAAAAAGTTCTCATCTTTCATAACAGAAGCAAGGACCACCAAGGCATCCCAGGAAGCAAGGCGTCTGGGATTGGTCGGGGACGGTCACGGCGATTGGTATGATAGAACCGGTGTACTGAAAGCAAAAACAGTACGCGGAGAACTTCAAATGTTCGACGCTCGTGCTGGTAAAGACGATGAATTGGGAACTCCTGGATCCTCTGCCGCTCAGGTGGTTGCTCGCAAGGGCAGTAGTCGCGATGATGGTGGTCAACAAAAGAGCGCGGCAGGTGGATCTGCTGCTGACAACGCTAATCCTAATTCTACTAACGGTCAGGCCAAAGCAGCACTCCAGCAAGTCAGTAGAGATCAACCCCTGACTATTGCTTTTGATAAATTTGACAACGATGAAACTACTGTAAACATTCTTCAAGCAGTCGAAGAAGTTTCCGGTGGTGACTACTACTACATTTTCCCTAGCAGGGATACAAACATTCAAGAACTAAAAGATGCATATCCTGAGATTGGCGATGCCTTCGTTGACGACATCAACGCAGAAACTATCTACGATGTCCTCTCATCACTCTATGAAAACGGTTTTGATGCAATTAGTATCGTTGTACGACAGTCAAGAGCAAAAGAAATCTCAGAACTCGCAATGAAGGGTAATGGGAAACTCTACAACTATGTCATGATGAATGTGATTCCTGTGGACGAGCGTAGTATTCGTGAACAATATATTGCAGGCGACATCTTCAAAAATGGATCAATCATTGAATCAAATGGTAAGACTGGACAAGTCTTTCGTCGCGGTGCAAATCATTTGATTTGTATGACTGAGGACAAGCAAGTTTTTAGAGCGTGGATCTCCGAAGCAAGAGAGGTAGACAGGTTTTTTCTCGCAATGGACTTTTGATAAATAAAACTACGGTATAACACGTTTGTAAGATGAGTAACCCTTGGGCACAGTCATATGAGGACCTTCGTCGCCCTTATCTCGAAGAGAAGAAGGCGAAGAAAGATTATGATGGAGACGGCAAAGTAGAGAGCGGTTCCAAAGAACATGCTGGCGTTGTGCATAACGCTATTCAACGTGCTAAGGGTGGCAAGGCAGACGGAAAAGACACCCGTAAAGAAGAGGTGGAGACTGTTGATGAGAAGTTCTCCATGGCAGCAAAGCCAGAGAGGAGAGAAACACCTCGTCCTACCAAGAAGGCAGAGAACAAGAAGGGTATGAGTCTCAAGTCACGTGCCATGAAGGCAGTGGGCAGTCGTCGTCGTGAAGATAAGGAGACCGGTATTAGTGAAGACCTGTCAGGCATGGTTGATAAGGCAACCAAAGCAGGTCAAGGTGCCCTTGAAAAAATTGGCGTAAAGATCAACCGTACTCCTCGACCCACTGCTCGTCCTTCTGCTCAAACCTCAAACACCATGCGTCAGAACCGCATGAGTAATGAGGAGACGGTTTCTGAAGGTAAGAAGAAAGGTCTCTATGCAAACATCCATGCCAAGAGAAAGCGTGGAGAATCACCCGCCAAACCTGGTGATGAGGACTATCCTGCTAAGGATGCCTTCAAAAAAGCAGCAAAGACTGCTAAGAAAGAGGAGATGGAGCATGCTGAGAAGGTAGAATTCTATGGCGAGGCATACACCATCACCAATGCTGATGTGAAGGGTAACACTCCTGCATACCGCAACTACAAGGCGGGTATGAAAAGCAAGACTACCGGCAAACCGTTGTACAACTTGGCACCCCATGTAAAATTCGCTGACTCGGTTGAGTTGGAAGGTGAGATGACCGAGGCTAATGCTGGACCTAGCACTCCTGTGGCAAATT